CAGTCCCACTGGCGCTCGCTGAAGCTGCCGCCCACCTTGCACTGCACGGCGAGCCAATCGTTGGCAACGTCTTGCTTGCCGCCGAACTGCCCGACGCGCTGACCGAGCAGGCGCTTGGCAACCTCGCGCTCAAACGCATTGCCACGAGCGCGGCTGTTCTTCCCCTTGCGGCTCTTGGCAGGGTCAATCATTTTCTTGATGGCTTCGTCCTTGAAGTAGCCCATCAGACGAGCCTCGCCAGCAGCGCAGTGCCGCCGTCGCTCAAGGTGAAACGGCTCGGCTGCACAATCATCACGCCGTGCTTGATGAGGTCAGCGTTGGTCTTGCGGTTGCCGATGCTCTCGTACAGGAAGAACCACCCATCTGGCGCAATGGCGTCGGCGTAGCGTTGGCTCAGGATGCACCAGACGCGGCCAGAGACTCCTGGCTCGTAGCACCACGCATCGGGACCCTCCTGGACGGCGATGACTTGATCGTCAAGGAACGGAGCCTTCCGCTCGATGCGGTTCACTTCACGCAGCTCCTGTGGTACCAGGCGAAGCGGGTGTGCCGCTTGTTGGCGACAAAGGTGATCACCTTGACGCGCCACGACTCCTTCAGCGTGTTGAGCACGCCTTCGCAGGAGCCGCACGAGGTCAGCCTGAACATAGGCTCCTTGCGCGGTCCACCTCGCTGTGCTTTTACTGCTGCCACATTGTGCTCCTTGCGATCCAGACCACGGTGGCAATCGCCACGATGAGGTAGATGGTAGCGGCTCCACCGCCGCCGTTCTTACTCACCTTCGGCAGAGTCGCCGCGATCAGGAAGGCGAGCATCAGGTTCAGCCCAGCGATAAAGACGCCGAGACTGTCCCAGCCGCTCAATGCCCGACTCCGTTCAGGGTCGTGACCAGACGAGCGACCATCTTTTCAATCGCCTCCTGCGCGGTTGCGCCGGTGGAAGTGATCTCGCCATCCTCGTCGTCAAGGATGACCGTCCAAACGCCGTCAATCTGAAGGCAGTCCTGGACTCGATAGCCAACCTGTGCGGCCAGCACTTCAAGCTCGTTCATACAACCTCCTCCATCGCGTCAGTGATCTGACGATACGCTTCTTCTGGCGAGATGTCCGAGGTGTCCACCGTAAGGTCAAACTCGGCTGCTGTCCAGCCCATTTCTGTGATGTCCTTCTTGCCGAGCAGTTGCCCACCCATCCTGCGCTCCCTGACCTCGTGGTCAGCCGTGAGGCGCACGATAAAGATCTGTGGGTCCACCATCCTGAGGTAGTCCACCTCCTCCGGCAGACGCACGTCGTCTATGACCACGCCGTAGCCCAGACGTTCAATCTCAAGGAAGTCTTGCTCCCAAGCACGCAGCCAGCCGTGTCTATCAACTCGTTCCCTGATGGCCGCGCCAATGTCCTGAAGCAGCTCGCGGCCAGTGATCTCGTGAACTCCGTCGTACCGATAGACGGTGACCAGATCATCCTTGCCCACTCCTGGGTAAAGCGAGTTGGCAAGGTGCTTGATCGCGTCAGCGATGCCGTGCCGCTGGTAGCCCCGATGCTCACCGAAGAGCGCCGCAATGCTGGACTTCCCCGCACCCTGCGGTCCGAGGATTGCCACCGACCTCACGGCAGCCTCATCGCTTCTACGACCGGCAGGAAGCCAACCACCTTGACGACCTCCTCCGTGTTCTCAAACTGCGTCGTCGCTGGCATCAGGCGAGGCTCCCAGCTCGGCTCCTTCACGCGGTACAGGTCCCAAGCGAAGATGCCCGCTGGCGTGCTGTTGATGTACGCAGGTCGCGCTGACCGCTTCCCTGCCTCCTCGATCAGCCAGTCGTACTTCGCCTGCTCAATGAGCATCTCTGGGTAGTGCGCCTCTCGGCACTTCAACTCCAAGATAAAGTCCACTCGTGCAAAGGGAAGGCCGTACCACGCCGTGCAGTCCCAGTGGCTGAAGCCGTACTCCATCCGCTCAAGGTGAGGCACGCTCGTGCTCTTGAGGTGATCTAGTAGCTCTTGCTCAGTCATCCTTGTCCTCCAAGAATCTCTCGCAAACTTGCGGGTCGTTTAGTAAGAGTCTCTCTCTTCTCTCTCTCTGCTCTCTCTCTGCTCTGCTCTATAGCGTGACCAAACCGTGACACAGGGTCTTTTTGAGCACGAGCGCGCTGTTGACGTTGAGCCGACGTCGGGTCGACCTGCCATCGAGACCAGTTCGAGACTGCCACGACACCGCCTTGAGACACGTCCAGCAAGCCCTCGGCAATGAGTCGAGGCACTGCCCGACCCAGCCTCGGCCCGATGATTGCGGCGAGGTGTGTCCGGTCGCGGAACTCGCCGCCCTTCCGCATCTCCTTCGCCACTTCAAGGATGGTGATAAACGCTCGGAACTGCGTGTCAGTCAAGCTGGCGATCACCGCATCTCGGTGCGCTCCTGCTGACCACTTGATCCATAGACTCATTTCGTCCTCCTCTTAGCCGTTAGAACGGCAACTCTTCAAGCGAATCCTCTGGCACGAGTTTGGGTGCTGGCTCCGCAGACTTCTTGGCGTTCAGGAACTTGGCGCTCGGCTTCTCTCGGCAATACGAGCCGTCAGGTGCCTTGTGGCTCGCCGCCCAGAACGCTTCGTAAGGCTTGCCACTGACCTTGCTGATGCCTGCTGGCTTCAGCGTCCACAACTCGCCGTGTGAGCAGCGGTCATCGTCCACGCCCTGCGCGAACAGGATCGCCGCCTTTGCTGCAAGGATGTCGTCGTCAGATGCCCTCGTAGAATCAACGGAGACCCCTGTAGGAGCCACGGAGCGAGGCGCAACCCCGCGAGGTGGTACTTGGATACCCTTCTCTGGTGAATAGAGGCTCCTACCCACACCAACCTGAGCCGCGCACCTGCGGAGCGCGTCAGAAGCTGCGGACTTAAGCGGCTCGTCATCCTGAGCAGAGTTGGGGTAGCCGTTGTCCTCGTGCGTCAACCAGACGCCCTCGACAAGAATCTTCAGCTTGCCCTGAACCACGCCTTTTGCGAGGTCAACCGGCTTGTTCTTGAACTGCCATCCACCGATGGTCAGCACATCGGTGAGGCGCTGGGCTACGGCCCTAGCGTCCACATACGTGAAAGTCATCCCTGCTCGTCCAGGGCGATGCTTGAGATCCTTGTCGCTGAACGGAGCCTCTAGCTCTGTTGCGATTTGCGCTGCGGTCTTGCTCACTTGTCCACCTCCTCTGTTCTAAACCTGAACACTCGTGCGCCTGCTTTCTCTTGGGTGAGGCGCTTGACCGCTTCGGCGTAGGTGTCTGGCGCGACTGCTTGCAGGGTCTCTGCAACTTTCTCCCAGTCCGTTTTGACCGACGCCTTGTTCTGCTTCCAGGTGGCTGACCACCCTTGACCAACGATGCCGACCTTCTCGCCGATGGACTCCTTGAGACCGATGGCGAGGTTCTGGAGTTCTTGGTCCAGCAACTTTGACTCGTACTGCTTTTCCGCATAAAGCCCAGCCAGCCGGTCAAGCGAGGTGTCAGCCTGCGCGTAGTCCTCGCTGGTTTGCGGCACCACCTGCGCCAGCGCGTCGCTGTCCTCGCCCTGCAAGGTTGGCGGCGTCTGGGTTGCAAGCGCGTTGCGGAACTCCACTGCCTTCGCGTAGAGCTGCGTCTGATAGTTCACGTCAGCCTCAACCCGCTCAATGCGGAAGACGAGACCGCCGAGCAGGACTGCGATGTCGCACCACGGCGCAGCCGTCACAAACATCTGCCACTGCACCTGCGCCACCACCTCTGGCGGGACTGGGTGCAGGCTCCAGCGCGGTGAGGTGCTGGTCTTGATTTCCACCAAGCCCTCCTCGCCGACGATGGTGCGGTCAAGTGACGCCATTGCCCACGGCATCTCCTTCAGCCGGACAATGCCGTTGCTGCGGCGCAGCTCGCGGCCAGTCTCCATCTCGTAGAACTCAGCCACTGCGTTCTCCAGCAAGATGCCGCGAACGGCGGCTGGTCCCACTGGGTCAGGCTGATACTTCCCTAGCTTCTCAGCCCAAAGCTGGTACGGCGTCTTGTATGGATTCAACCCCGCGATGACCGAGACGTCGGTCGCCGTGATGCCGTCAGCCCGAAGTGCGAACCACTCAGGACTGCGCTGCTCTGCCTTGACGAACTCGTATTGCTTGC